CCACGAAGACAGACGCGCGCCGTAAACACCTGAAACGACCGCCGTTATGCGCCGACCTAGCCGATGCCTACGCCGAGTCGATCGCCAGCGGCAGCGCTGTCGCCAATCTGCGAATCGTCGACTCATGCAAGCGCTACTTAGCCGAGCGCAAAGCGCCGGCGGCGCACCAGGTGTGGTGGGATGAACCACGCGCTGAGGACGCCCGGGCGTTCGCCCGCAAGTGTGGGCAGGGCGTGGAAGAGGACGCTGGCAAACCACTGGAGTGGATGCCGTGGCAGTGCATGGTGGCGATGATCCTGCTCGCCCGCCGGCGCGTGATCGCCAAGGTGAAGACCGACACGCCGGCAACCAAGGCTCTGCTGCTGGTGGTGGCGCGTGGCAACGGTAAGACCGAGTTCGCCGCGTCCATGATCATGGCAGCGATGCGAGACACCAGCACTAGCCTGGAGTTCTCAAGCGTCGCGCCGGATGGTCGCTTGGCGCAGAAGACTTTTGAGCGCATGGCGACTATGTGCCGCACACTGGCCCTAGATGACTCAGACAAAGACGAGAAGGGATGGACGTCCTCAGGCGGGTCTACGCCCGCGCATCCCGGCAGAGTGCGCCACGGTGGCAATAGGTACATATCCCTGCCATGCACCGACCGTGCGCTTGACGGATTGACTACGCGCTTGATCGTCGCGGACGAGACAGCGCGCATGGACAAAGCGTTCGGGCGCTTGCTCACCGGGCTTGCCAAGTTCGCCACGTCGCAACTGTTGGCGATCACGACGCCCGATCCGGAACAGAAGACGCGCCCGATTTGGGGCTATTGGCAAGCGTGCGAGGCTGCAATCACTGACGGAACGCCCTATCCGGCGGGCTGGTGGCCCATGATTTACGGGCTAGATGCTGACGATCAAGCCTCAGATCCGGCCGTATGGGCGAAGGCGCACCCAGGTTTGGGCGTCATTGTCGACCCGACGCAGTTGCAACTGGCCGCGCAAACGATGCTAAACACCGGAGATCCGGTTCAAATCGCCGAGTTCGAGACGCAGTTGGCGTGCAGATACCACGAGATTGCCACGACTGACATCGATCTTGCAGTGCTTGAGCGGCAAATGGTCGACTGCGATTGGGATCGCTTGCGCGGCGCGCCAGCGGTCATCGGTCTTGACTTGAGCCGCGGTGGTTACGGAAGTCAACTTGACTTGACGGCGCTCACCATCATGGTCGTTGATGGTGGCATCATCCGTGCGCGGAACGTGTGTTGGTGGGCCGGTACGGACATCGCGCTTGACGAAAAGCGCTGCAAGAACCCGCTACAGGTGTGGATTGAGGCAGGACATTTGCGCCGAATGCCTGGTGAATGGCAGGATATGAGCATCGTTGAGGCTGAAATTGAGCATTTGATGACGCTTTACGACGTGCGAAAGATAGGCGTAGACCCGCATCCAGCGCAAGCGCGAGACATAAAGCGGTGGCAGGATCGCGGCTGGCCCATCATTCCGGTCGATCAGAGCATCCGAACGATGGCGCCGGCGTGGAAATTGTGGGGCGATCTCTTGAAATCGAAACAACTTTGCTACCAAGTCGACCCGGTACTCGCGTCGGGACTGAACAACGTGCGCCTGATCCGTGACAACGTGGGCAACACTCGACCAGTGAAGGGACGCAGCGCTGGAAACATGGACGTGATCGTGTCCGGCAACATGGCAGCGCTTCTGATGGAACATCATCAGGTGCGCGAGTCAACCGGACTCAGCACCAGCGCTTGTCCGATTGGTTAAGGTGGCAAGTCTGAAATAATCGCTTGACACGCTGAGGCACATTTGTTCCATGCATCTCAGTGAGCATCTTCGCGCGATTCTTCGGTTTCAAAAGCGGCGTGGTTGTCTACGCACGCCCGGAACCACTGGCAACGCCAGCACCACAGCATTTACCCGCTGTCGTTCGCGCCATGAATCTCATCAGCACCGACTTGGCGCGGCTTCCGTTCTCGGTAATTGACTCGCAAGGCCAGGTTGTCGATTCGCCGATCACGCAATTGATGACGCGGGAAGCCTCGCGCTGGCAGTCGGGCTACGAGTTTCGGCGCTACATGACCACGTGCGCCCTCGATTCGGGCAACGGTTTGGCACTCATTCGCCGTGATTCATCGGGCACCGTCGCCGAATTGCAACCACTTCCGAGCGGAACGTCCACGGTTGAACTGACCGAAGAGGGTGTTCAGTACCGCTTGGGCGGGAATCTCCTCAAGGCAGACCAGGTGCTACACCTCGGCTGCTATCCGGATCCGCTGTCGCCGAGTTGGTATATGTCGCCGATGGAGTCTTGTCGGTTCGCCATGGAATTGGCGGCAGACCAGGACGCAGCCCACAAGAGCCTGATTCGCACCGGTAGCACCGGCAAGGTTTCGATCTCTCACCCTGGCGCGATGTCCGATCAGACGGTGCAAGCCATCCGCGACGCCTGGCAAACCATGCACGCAACCGCGGAGGGTGCATCGCGCCCGCTGATCCTGCGCGAAGGCATGAAGGCCGAGCGCATCAGCGCTGAATCAACCACAACTAGCATTGAGTCGCGCCGGTTCTCGATCCAAGAGATCGCCCGCGCATTCGGCGTACCGCCCGAAATGCTTTACCAGCAGGGCGGCGGGGCGCTGTCCTCACAATCCGAAACCGCACGCGCCTACGTTGACGGCGCACTCGCCCAATGGGTTACCGCGTGGGAGTCGGAGATCACGCGCAAACTCTGCGGGCCCGGCGAACACGCAAGGCTCGATACCGACGTCCTGCTCCGCGGCAATATGCGCGATGCCGGCATGGCGCTGTCAAAACTCGTCCTCGCCGGGATCCTCTCACCGAACGACGGCCGGAAGCGCATGGGCTTGCCTCCGATTGCCGGCGAACAGTTCGACATCCCAAGTGTGTCCATGCCAGGCGGAATGAGCGCCATGCAAGGCGACAACGCCACCGAGAACATCGATGGAGGTGAAGACATTGCTTGAAATCCGTACCGCCAAGATCAGTATGCAAGGCGACAAGATCGGTGGCTACGCCAGCGTGTACGACGCTCCAAGCCATCCGCTCACCGTCCGCGGCCTCAATGGCGGCAAGCCATTTACTGAGAAGGTCGCCCGCGGCGCGTTCGACAACTCGCTCCGCTCCAACATCTCGCTGCTTGTCGGTCATGATTCGCGCGACCTACTCGCCAACACCAAGAGCGGACTGCTGCAACTGAACAGCGACGCACACGGCCTGGCGTTTGAAGTCACGCTCCCCGACACACAACGCGCCAAGGACATCCGCGCACTAGTGGACGCCAACGTCCTCAGTGAGATGTCGTTTGGCTTCAACGTCATCTCCGATTCTTGGAGTGGCAGCACACGAACACTCACCCAGGTGAGGCTGTTAGAGGTCTCAATCGTAGAAAACGGCGCTTATCCGCAGACGAGCGCCGAAGCCCGCAACATTCATTCGGGCTTAGCCCGTCTTCGTCTGCGTTTAAGGATGCCGCTATGAAACTGTCCGAACTCTTTGAAAGCCGTAAGGCGCTCACCGCAGAGCGCGATTCCATTCTCGCACAAGACTCACTCACCGTGGAAGTCGAAGCCCGCGGCCATGAAGTCGCAAACGAACTCGCAACCGTTGAAGCCGAGATCCGTTCCGCGCAAATGCGCGAGCGTTTCGCATCTTCAAGCGCCGTCGAAATCATCGCCAAGCGCGATATGGAACTCGGACGCGAAGAGCGCGACACCAAGAAGTACCGCGACCAGTTCATCGGTTGGTTGAAGGGTGGCGCTGCACCTGAAGTGCGTGCACTCTCAACCGCAACCACTCCTGCAACCGCTGCTGGCACGATCATGGTGCCTGCCGTTTACGAGACAGAGATTCTGAAGTACCTCGATAGCCAAGATTTCATGCGCTCGTTGGCTGATTATCGCGGTGGAGTCACTGGCTACCCATCGCTCCGCTACAACACGCAGACCAGCGCTGCTTACGGTGGCGGCACTGGTTCGTGGATCGCTGAAGGTGGCACTGCTGTAACCAATGACATGGCACTTGCTGAAGTGCTGTTGCCTCCGAAGTTGTGCTCACCTACCACTCAGGTTTCGCAGACGCTGTTGCGCCAAGCGAATTTTGACGTGGAAGCCGAAGTCATGATGGACTTGCAGAAAAAGCTGAGCAAAAATCAGGCCTTCGCATTCATGGGAGGCACGGGAACCAATATGCCAACTGGCATCTTTGATCCTGCAACCACGACCACTGGCGTTCGCACTGGTGCATCGTGCGCAAGCAACACCAATTTGCGCGCACAGAAGGTGACTGCTGCAACTTCGGATTCGGCAGTGACGATTGCGAATCTCACCAAGATGCGCTACGAGACTCTGCCAGCGGCTTACTGGAACAGTCCAACATGCGCTTGGATCATTCCGCAAGACGTCTACGCAGCGATCGCTGGCATCATCGTGAACAATGTGCCGCTGTTTGTTCCTTCTGCTGATGCTGGCATCAGGAATGCAGCACCGTTTACGCTCATGGGCCTCCCGGTCTACGTAACGCCGTACATCCCGGTGAACGTTGCAACTGCAAGTGCAACTATCAAGACCGTAATGGCAGTGGTTGGAGACATCCGCGAGTCCTACAGCATCCGCGAGTGGGCAGGAATCGGGATGATCCGCGACGACATCACGTTGGCCACGACTGGACAGGTGAAGTACACCGCGATGTCGTTCGCTAATGCGAACATCACCCGCGGCGATGCGCTTGTCCAACTGCGCGTGTCCAACATCGCGTAATGATCCTCTCATCCTTTGGGTGGGTGGGGCTTCGGCCCCACCCCCCCTCAGCGAGGAACAATGGCTTTAGATCTAGCAAAGTTTCGAGGTTGGGCGAGGATCCCTCACACCGAAGACGATGTGAGCATTGGCATTGCATGGGCAGCCGCAGTACGCGAATTGGAAGAGCGCACAGGGTGGTGCGTGGAGTCGGTCACCAGGACGCAGTGGGTGCCCGCAGCGCCCGTGACAATCTACGGAGGTCTGTACCTCCGTCTTGAGCGCCAAGGCGACCTGGCGGGCACTACGGCCGTCTACAGCGACAGCACGACGGTACCGCTTACTGGCACGTGCGCGAAGATCCAAATCAATGGCTTGGTCTACGTCGATATGGAAATCGACAACCTGACCTACCCGGTCACCCTGACCGTGACGGCCGGGAACGCAGCGCTCAACCCGCTGCTCGAAATGGCGCTCTTGCAACGCGTCGCGCACCATGTTGCAAGCCGCGGCGATGACACCATCGCGCTCGACTCGACCTACTGGGATCGCATCACAGGCATGATGGGCAAGGGAATCGGATAATGGCTGGGCACGTCCCATCCGGAATGCTGAGGCTTTCGATGACGGTACAGAATCCCGTGCGAACCATCGACAGCGTCGGACAGGCAGAAGTCTCATGGCTGAGCGTCGCCAAGATTGCTTGCCACATTGACTCGGCACGAACGAACGAAGTAATCGGCGATCTTGGCGTTAACGCCCGCTCCGACTGGCGCATCCTGGCCGCTTGGCATCCTGCCGTGACCACGAACAGCCGACTGCTTTACCTGGACAACGGCACAGAGCGCGTGTTCAACATCCGCGCCTGCTTTGATCGTGACCAAAAGCGCCGACGTCTTGAGATCGAAGCGACGGAGGAAGTCGAATGAAAGCCACCCAGGTAACCCTAAAGACGCAGTTCCGCGACGGCAACGTCCGCGCCGCGTTGGCTCGTCTTGGGCCCAAAGTTGCACAAAACGTAATTAAGCGATCGATGCGAAAAGCGCTTGACCCAGTGCGCGCTGCACTCCGTCAGACTTGGGTAGCAGCTGGGTATCGCGGTAAGCCGCTTCATCGTGGGGCAATCAATAAAGCAACCCGCATCGATGTCCGACGCGCTGGCGGTGGAACAAGCGCCGGGATCACCGGCCGTGTAGGCGTCATGTACGGGAAGAGTGGCGGCACCGGTGCGGGCGGCCGGCAGAAGATTTGGCACTTGTTGGAAGGTGGATTCCGGCACTACGCCAAGGGATCCAAGGCTTACGCCAACTTTAGTAAGGGCGTCAAAGCAGAGCAAGCCACCTACCGGGCGATCATTAAGCAAAACCGCCCGGCTGCGCTCAAGGCGCCAAAGGCAGAACGTAGCGGCAAACTCCGCGCAGTCTTTGCTGCGGCCCGTGATGCAGCGCCTGCGTTCGTCGCAGAGCGCTCCGCACGCACTGAGGCGCGAAAGACCGCCACAGCAAAGCAGATCCCGGGAGCGTGGCGTTCCCGGGCTGTAGCGTCGCGGATGCTGCCCGAGATCACGAAGAACTTGCGCGACTACATCCTCCAAGCGTGCAAGGAGGCTCTGCGTGGCAACAAGTAGAAGCCTAAAGACCATTACGGAAGCGCTGTACGACTATCTAAAGACGCGCATCGGCGTGGCTGAGTTGTCGCCGCGCTGGCGTCGGCAGGGCGATCCGCTGCCGTATGTCGTTTACGAGTTCACCTCTGCCGCATGGGCGCAGACCACGAACACCGTCACGAACATGGTCACGCTGTCGGTCAACTTCTCCTGCGTCGCCGGGACAGTAGCGGAAGCAATGGCTGTAGCCGACGACATTACCGAGGCATTCGCCATTAGTGTGACCGAGGGCTCCATTACCTTCCGGATGGTTGATATCAACATGAGAACGCTCGACGCTGTACCCGATGACGGTACGGGCGATGCTGAACGAATTATCGTAGTTACCACGACATTCCTTACCCACGACGAAAGTTAAACGATGCCAACGACATACACAGCCGGCTACGGCGGGACACTCACGATTAACTCGGTAACCATTCCGGTTCAGAACGTCACCGTCGACCTATCGCGCCAAGAGATCGACATTACCACCACGCTCGACCTCACCACGCTGGCAATGGCTGGCCGTGTTACCCGCAAGATCACTTGCACGGCAATGGCTACAACCGTCGCGGAAACGGCGCTCACGCTGCTGATCAATACCGCGACAGACACGAAGACCATTGTCGCCTGGAGCGATGGCAACTCGGGCACGTCCTACAGCATCACTTGTATGTTGAACAGTGCCAGCCGTTCGTACGACGGGCAGGGCGCGGCGACCATCAACTTTAGTTTCTCGGAAGCGAAGCCAGCCTAATGCCAATCGGAACCGAATATCTAGGCGACGGCTGGCGCGATGCCAACATCGAAGGATTGCCACCACTACAGGTGCGCCGACCAGTGATGCGGGACATCGCCGCGGGCGGTCAGTACTGGTGGATTGCTTGCGTGCGCTGCGCCGACGGTACGCCGTTGCTTGCTGAAGGTGTAGCCGCTGCCGATCTGCGCGTCGAAGTCGGTAACGCCATTATCGCGGAGGTAATGAAAGAGCGCCCTATTCAAGCGCCGAAAGGCGCATCTGGAGGATGACTCCAGCAGCTCGAATGGATATGCCAGTCGGGCTGATGAGTGAGGCGACGCCGGAAGAACGGATTGAGAGTCTGCTGATCACGATTGCTTGCGCGCTCACAAGCGCACCACCTCACAGGATTGCACCATGGCTAATGACTTAAAGGCATCGGTAAGCATCACAGCAGATACGAGCGGACTAATCTCCGGCGTAAATGGTGCCATGGAGAAGATCAACCGCATCAGCGCCAGTAGCACGGCTATGGCTGGCATGATGGGCGCTCAGAAGGTGCTGCAACTCGCGCAGCAAATGTACACGGCTATTTCAGATCGCTCCGAGCATCTATCGAAACTTGCTCACACGTTCTCGCCTGAAGCGATGACGAGCGCCGCCAATCTTTCACAGGCGCAACTGCGATCGGATATGGCTGTCGGTCAAGCCATGGGCCCGGTACAGGCGGGTATTGACCGAGCGAAGGAAGATGCGATAGCGGAAGAGACTGCCAGCACGCTTCAGAACGCAAAGCAAATCGGCGAAGGGATGATCGTCCTCAACGCCATTTGGAACCAAACGAAACTCATTGCCACGGAAAGCGCCGACGCCACGCTTATGGCGCTCGGTTCATTGAATCAGATGCCGGAGATGGCTCAAGCCGCCGTCAATCGCCCGGTCGACACAGCCAATGGAGCAATACTCGGCGTGAGCGCTGGGCCGCTACTGCAAGCCATTGGCAGCACACTTGAAGCCATGTTCGCAAAGGTAAAGGGAGACTAATGGGAGCGCTCAAGATCATTAAACACGCCAGTGGCCCACAGTACAAGGTGCAAAGCCCTGGACAGCCGTTCACTATGACTGAGTCGTGGCTCGTGTCGTGGATTCCTACCAATGAAGCGGACGTTCAATCGTGCCCGGAAGATATTGCGATCATCGTCGCCGCCTCAGAGACAGGCGCAGGTGGCTCTTTCATTCCGAAGGTGCAGCAAAGGTACGTCGGTTGCGACGCAAACGCGTCGTTCCTCGTATGTGAGTCGGTCGATTGGCGCGTGATGCCAGGTGCGCTGAAGACTTGGATGGTTACTGCGAACTGGTCAAGCCTGATGGAGTTCCAGTACAACGCGACGGTACCGGAACCGTGGACGCGCGTCACGCGCACAAGTTCAATGCGCCAGATGCCGATTTGGCGAGTAGACGCGGCGATCCCAGCGGAGCCATACACGTTCCCGCCGTCGGCATCGGCTGGAGACATCGGCGGTACAAAGGTAGACATTGGTGGGCAGCCCGCGAATCGGTTCGTACAGCAGATGCAGATCATCTGCGAGTTCCATTACGACCGTACGTTCACGCTTGGGCCCGATGAGGAGATCGCACCGGAGCCGGGCCCGTACTTCAGCGGCTGGCTCGGTACGCGCAACTCGGAAACATTCCTTGGCTACGAACCGGGACAGATCCTTTGCAATGGGATCAGCATCTCGCCAGTGAACGATCAGATCTACATCATGCAGTTCAAGTTTCTCTTTGACTGGATGTCGTTCTTTGAACAGCGCCCAGCGCCCAACGCTGGCGGCGCGTCGTTCCTTGCCGCGGCCGCTACCGCTTTCCTTGGCGTTCCGTACCGGCAATCAAGTTTGGTGTCTTGGTACCAACCGTATCCGGATCGTGAGGATCTCAAACTCATGTTCCCGGCGGCTGTCTACGACGCATTCCTCACCGCATTGCCAGCCGTCAACACGTGCGCCACACCGGGACGAAGTCTGGCAAGCAAGCAATTTGATTTCCCGGAGTCATGAGTAACCAGCGTCCCATCTTCAACAGCGGTCTGTACGGGAAAGCCAACCGTACGGTGATGAACGCTTTGATGGATTCAGCGGAAACGCTGGCAGCGAATCAGCCCGCGATCGACTACGCCTACCGCGCATCAATGCCGGAGGCGTTTGCTACGCGTACGTTCCTTGCGCGCATTCAAACCGCGACCGCCATTACCGCGGGCAGGTGGTCATACGCAGGGACAGAAGCCGTATTGCTGTCCGCTTCGCCCTGGCATGAGACTGTGACAGGCACCCAGTACGACTTCACCGGCGCTCTCAATTTGCGCGAGATATTCAACACCAGCGGCACGGACATCGATGGCATGGATTTGACTACGCCAGCATCGACGGTCGGCCCGGTCGGCTCCGCCTACGTCAGCGCAGCATGGGCAACGACAAGCCTTGAAGCGCTGGTGATTATGACGGTGAGTTACACGAAGACGGGCGCAGTCTCTTATTACTTCGACCGACCCAACCCACTGAGGTGCACCTGATGGCTAATCTCACGCTCGTCACTCCCATTCCGCCGCAAGTCATCTGCAAGGGTGAGGTGTTTGCCATTTCGATGCACGTGCACGATGACGGCGCAAACTTCCACTGGACAAGCGCAGGATTCACACCCAAGGGCTACATCACCGTGGGCACGGTCAAACTCGAAGGAACCGGCGCAGTAGTCAACGCTGGCGGTGGCACTGCAACCGTGTCCTGGACTGCCGCGCAAACGCTGACCGTAGACGCCAACTCATGGGGCACGATCGTCCTTTACGCCGACCCGACATCCGGCAGCGAGAACCGACATATAGCGACCATCTTCGCACGCATCACAGCAGAAAGCATCCCGTAAATGTACACCTCAATGTTTCGCAAGGCGATGCTAGGCGACACGGCGACGCTGAATCTCGACTTCACCACAGGCACGCTTGACTCGCGCCTGACGTTCACACGTTCGGGCACTGGTACCTACATCAACAGCAGCGGGTACGTCACTACGGCCAGCACCAACGTCGCGCGCTTTGACTATGACCCGGCAACGCTTGCGCCGCGTGGATTGCTTCTTGAAGGGCAAGCGACCAACCTAACGACCCGTAGCGAAGACTTCGCACACGCTGAATGGACGAAGGACAATTCCGGTGGGCTTGCACCAGTAGTTACGACTGTCAGCGCAACCACTCCTGCAAATGGCTCAACGGTAAACCAAATTGTCTTTAATAAAACAGGTGGTGTATTTTCTCGTGTTTCAAGATCTAGCGTTGGAACAGCGTCAACTGCATACACCATGAGTGTTTGGATGCGTACCGTTAGCGGAACGGCAAATGTAGGTTTGCGTATTGGAGCAGATGCAGCAGGATTTAATTGCGCCGTAACTACGACATGGAAACGATTCCAATACACCTACACGCTTTCAAGCACTGACTCAAGCGCACAGATTATGTTGTGGGACAACATTGTCGGCAACGATGAAACTGCGACTGTCTATGTTTGGGGCTGTCAGGTTGAACTTGGCACCGGCGCATCGTCCTACATTCCGACCACGGCTAGTCAGGTAACGCGGAACGCTGACTCATGCGTGATGACTGGGACGAACTTCACTTCTTGGTACACGCAAGGAATCGGAACCGTGTCTTGGTCTGGTTCTGTGTTCCGCACTACTGCCGGGCACCTTGCCAACATCAACACGGTGAACAACGATCCACGAATCACGGCGTATGTCGGCGCTGGAAGCCTTACCAACCTCGTCACAAACGTAACCACTCAGGCTTCGATCTCGTTTGGCACTGTCACAGCAAACACAGCGTTTAAGGCAGCGTGGAGATTTAACACCAACGACTTTGCCGCGTGTTTGAACGCTGGCACCGTTGGTACCGACACCTCCGGAACAGTTCCGACCGGAGTCGATCGGATCCAATTCGGAGCGGCGGAAGGTGGCTACCAGTTCCTAGACGGTTGGATCAAGTCCTTCAAGTATTACCCAACGGCATTCACTAACGCCCAACTACAAGCAATCACCACACTCTAATGGATTACCTACTACGCACTACCACAGAGTCTGCCATGCTCACCGCGCTGAAGTCCGCAGGGCTCACGCAGGATGCAACGGGCTACGACGGCTACACCATCGTTGTACCGGCTGCTGGGATCTCGATCGACCACATCGGGCCCATCCCGCCTACGGTCGACAAGGACGGCGTGCAGACCGCACCAGGCGACGCACGCTGGCATACCAACATCAGGAGCGTGGACGCGCTGACCGCGTCGCAACTGTCCAAACTGTCGCAGGTATCGCCGCCGCCCACCATCCCGTACCGCGTCTTCGCATGATCCACCTCGCGCTGTTCATCGTGTTGGTGCTCACCAGCGGCTGCGCCTCGCAGACGGCGATGATCTCACAGGCAGCCACGTCGAGCGCGGCCAGTGCTGCGCTGGCGCGTGCCTACCTAGTGCGGGCAAGCGCTGAACTAGACAGCATCGAGGCGCAAGCCAACGCAGTGCACCAAGCCATACCGTTTGTCTCTGATGACCAGCCCGCGATCTACTCGACGCTCCAGTATGTGTCGGTTGCAGTGGTAGCCGCTGTGATCGGAGCACTCATCTACACCTACATACCACGAGGCCGCTGATGCTCACGACTGCTCAATACACGACATGGCTACTTGGGATCGTAATTTTGACCTTCGCTGCCGGGTGCAGTGTTGGCTCAACCTTTCGCCGCACCCGCACTCCTACAAAGGCTTCCAATGCTCAACCTCGCAAGCGCTGAATCTTTCCTCGGGTCTATCTTCTTCGCCACCACGCTTGGGCTCATCGGGGCTTTGGCTGGCTACTTCTGGTGCCGTCGGCAGGGCGGCAAATGAGCCGACGTCGCTGTTGTGGAACTACGGAGGAACACCCTCCCATAGTTGGATGCACGGCTAAGCCGTCGGGCTTTGACACACGCGAGTATCGGTTGAACGTGCCCGAGTGTCGTCCATTGGTGCTCGGTCGAGTGATTCCAGGCGATCCCGTTGACATCAAGGATCAAGGGATCTTTGCCGGTAACGCTTCGCATCCGGGCTGGGGCATTTCCTACTGCGATTACCACACCGACCCGTACTTCTATTACCAAAAGCAGCAGTCAAGCATTGGCTGTAACAGCAGCAGCAACTTTTGGCACTACGTCGAAGGGCCAGCAACGCAGTACATGAACTCCTTCGGCATGATCTTTGATGGTGCTGATCTCGTGGCTACAGGTTTCGGGCCGCACACCATGACCAAGAACTTTGGAACCACGACAAGCGCTCCCAACGCGTATTGGACTTTGCGCGTGTACATGGAGCGGTGTCGGTACAACGGGTGCAGTGCAATTCCCTACGAGAACCGCACCAACTTGCAGTTGCTGTTTAAGACGCGAACGCGTTTCCAAGTACGTTTGTGTGAGACGGGCGGCCCGATTGTCGATCGATTCCTCGTTACGGAATGGGAAGCCCAGTACTGGACGGACGCCTGGACATCGAGCGACGGAATCGGCGACACCTTCTATCTGAAATCGTTTACGCACGTTTCACCGCTTTACTACCCATGCGACATCGCAGAGGGATATTGGGACACATCAATATGCACCCAAAGTTACGAAAAAGGAACCCTTTCGAATTACCCGATCAACATAGTTCCGATGGAGATAACGATGGATCGCCTCTCTTAGGCGACATGGTTGCCCGCGCCACAAAGGCTGTCGGCATAAAGCCTTGCGCGCCATGCGCCAAGCGCCAAGCAGCGCTAAACAAGGCAACGCCAGGGTGGCTTTCCACAATTCTGTTGCGAAGTTCCCAACTGGTCGATAGACTCAAAGCACGCGTATGGAAGCGCTAACGGGAGCCAAGACGGCTCCGAGCGTCGCCAGCGCAATGCTTTGAGAGGAGCATTCAATGTTGGATCTACTGCTAGTTTTGTCGGGCTGTTTCAGCATGGGAGTGTTTATGTTGCTGCTGCTGGATCCAAGCCATGAGGCTTGCAAGCCGGAGGTGCGCAAGTGAACGAACTCACCACCAACGAGATCAACCCTGGAGCGATTGTCAAGCGCAATGAGGAAGTGTGCAGGATCGTCGGGCCCATCGTCCGCGCTAAGTACACCCAAGTTATCCAGGGTCGCAATTACTTGACCGTGCAGGGCGCCCAGGCGATCGCCTCGTCGCTCGGCTACACCTCAGGCACTGCCAGTCTCCGGCACGTCGAACCGACGGAAAGCGTTGCCGGGTACTGGGAAGCGACCTGCACGGTCTTGTTGAATGGCGTCGTAGTCGGCTCGGGCATCGGCTCGGTGTTTGATGACGAGCGCCCTTGGAACACGCGGCCACAGTTCGCTAGGCAGATGATGGCGCAGACCCGGGCAACCGGGCGCGCTTTGAAGGGCGTCATGGGTTGGGCGTTCGCCGCTCTCGACTACGAGGGCAGCATCGCTGAGGAGATGCCCGAGGAAGCCACGAGGATGCCTCAGGACGCGCCCGCGCCTCGCAAGGCACTCGCTGCGCCCTCCAAGGCGTCCAAGCCCGCAGAAGGCAAGCCAGCGCCTAAAGGCGGTCAGCAAGTACGCGGCATTTGTGCAGGAGTTGACCCAAAGACGGCAAAGTCGGGCAAGCAGTACTGGCGAGTGGGGCTAGAAGCCAATGGCGTCGAGTGGTTTACCTCGTTCTCGGCGGTTGATGCGGACATCATCGGCAAGTTGGTCATTCTCCACCTGAAGCCTTGGCAAGACGGCGTGATTATCACGGACATTCAAGTGGTGGTCGAGGAAGAGGTGCCGTTTTGAAGCCTCAAATCAGACTGCGCGGCAATGGACATTGGACAGCGCTAAGGGGCCAAAGATCGGAAGCGGTGGTAGCGCAGTATTTCCGAAACCGGAAATTGGAGGTCGTTGAGCAAGGGCATGAGCGGTTAAATCATGACTTGCTAGTTGAAACCTTTGGGCGCGTCCAGGTGAAGACTTGTTACATGATCGATCGGAAGGAATCCGGTCGCAAGAGTTGGCTGCCGACTTCCAAACGACTTCGATGCAACTTGTGTGCTGCTGATAAGCGTTACGCCACTGGCGTAATCGATTGGTTTGCGTTCGTTTACTACCAAAGCGACAGCCCAAGAGTTTGGCTTGTACCTGAAACCAAACTGCGTGCGAATGATGAATACCTCATCAGCGGTTATTCAATCGCGCTGAACTCCGCTCGCGCTTGTTGGGAATCGGTCGACCTAACACCAACACTTTTGGAGGCCGTATGACCCGACCCCAACCATCGGAAGTTTGGCGCTGCGGAGCGCTCGACGGCATCCAAAAATTGGTGCTGTTGGCGATTCTTGACTACGGACGCATTGCTTACCCTCGCCAGGCAGTGCTGGCAGCGAAGTGTGGGATCAGCCGTTCGACCTGCCAACGCGCCCTGGAGCAACTACGCGCAAGTGGTGTCCTGACAACGACTAGCCGAGGCAAGGCGCTCGTTTACCGGATCAACCTGACAGGCGAGGAGATGCATCAAGATGATGCATCACGAAGCATCAAGATGACGCAGGAGAAGCATCAAGATGATGCATCTATCGGCGTCAAGATGACGCAGGGATCGGAACTAGTCCATTTAACTAGTCCACCTAACCAGGGAAACGCTACCGCGTTCAACGGGTGGGAGGTTCAAGATGACATAGCAAACCGGATCAAGCAAAGAGACCCGAGAGCGGACATTAAGAGCCACTGCTCGGTCTGCCGACGGGTACTGATCTCGCATGGTCTTTCAGACCGTGACGCGGTGGGCGCCTGGCGTCTGCTACTCGAGCATTGGGCCCGAAGCGGCAACGACGCGTACAGCACACTCAAGTTCCACACCGAGAACCTCGGCGGCGCACGGGACGTCGCCAAGGTTGTCCTACATCGCTTACAAGGAGTCGCATGACACAGCCACAGAGCCTCGAAGACCAAATCCTTCAGCAAGTGCTTGTGATCCAAGCGCTACGCCTACGCATCGCACGAATGGAGTCGATCTACACCACACCACGGACGATCCGATCCACTGGGCAGAATGGGACGACCGAAGACACGCGCCACCAGCGTGACACTATCGAGGTTTACGGGCCCATTACGCCACGTTGTGTCACGGATCAGGAAGTCGAAGATATGCAAAGCAGCATCGAAGCCGACTTAAAACGAAATGGGTTGCGATGACCAATTCACGCATGAAGGGCAAGAACGGTGAATTAGACGCTTGCCGTGCCCTGGAGAAGTTGTTCCCATTCAAGTGGGAACGTACTGCTCAGCGTTATGGCAAGGGCAAAGCCGACATCGAAGCACAGTGCAGCTGGAAGATCCATGTTGAGGTAAAGCGCCGAAAGACAGGCTATTCGTACGTGTATGGGCGTCTTGCTAACGACAATTTGATTGTCAGTGGAAGCCTTTTGATTTGCCGGCTAAGCAAACTGCGCACAGTGATGGACGATGGCGTGTGCTTGCCGAATGTTGCACCACGTTGCGCTGGCCTCGAAGACGCAATGTTGCAAGCACGTACTGATGCAAGGGTAGGGTGGTTACCCATCGTTCTTGCAAGGCAGGATGATGAGGAATGGCTATTAGCGTGGCGTGAAGAGGTAGATACGCGACTCATGGAAGAGGTGCGAACATGGCTAGGCGATGGCGATACCAAGGTGGCATAGGTAAGCCCATTAGCATGATCAATACCATTCGCTCACGCGGTGGTACATGGACACGCATAGCACGTAACCATAAGGCTGTGCATATGTGCTGTGCATTATGTGGTGCAGTGGCTGACCTACAGACCGATCACATCATCCCATTGCATCGTGGTGGCAGCAACGAATGGAAGAATCTTCAATCGTTATGCAAGCCTTGCCACGTAATTAAGACAACGAGCGAAATTTGAAGACCCCCCGCCATGGGGCCGAGCCCCCTATACCCGCTAAGGCAC